ACTAAGCAATGTTTCCAGAACCAAATAATCCAAATGGGTTAATAATTCCCATTGCATATCTTTCGTCCGCTAAACACATAGTCAATCTTTCTGCGATCTTATCTTCAGTTTTGATTCTTAAAGCTCTTCTCTCAATGTGAGTTAGAGATAAATCTTCATCAGTTAAGATAAACCAGTTGCTAGAGTTAGTTAAGTAACGATTGCATACATAACCTTCAGGTAATACATTATAAATTGCGTTGATAGCATTATTTGCATTATCTGGATTGTAAGGTGAAGCAGTAATTTCTTTTGCTACCCATTCATTATTAGGGTGAACAATCAATCTTAACCCCTTTCTGCTAGACTCGTAACCATTATAATCTTTAGAAGTATTAATAATAGTTAATAAGTTTTGAACAGAAGTTTTAGATAATGGGGCAGCCGTAGAAAGAACATTGCTTTGAGTTCCACCACCTTGAGGTAAGGCATGAGATTCACTAAAAATAGCTGAACCGTCCCAAGAAGTTTCTGTATATCCATTGTTAAATGGAAGCACCGCTAAAAGTTCTTTAGTTTTATTGAAAGCAGTTGGAATTTGACCCATTGATCTTTCAACAATGCTAAATGCTTTACCATCTTCAATAGCAGTTTCGTCAACTTGAAATCCAGTAGAAACTACAACTGGTACCATTTGTTTTTGGTATCTTTCTTGTGTAATTTGCATATCTGGAGTTTGACCAGATCCTACAATAGAAGGTGGTTGTAACGCATCAGTTGACACAAAAGTTTCTTGAGATTGGTCAGAAGATATTGTTTTATAACCAAGTTTTTTCCATTCAGAGTCTTTAAGAGGACTTCCTGGATAGTAGCTTTTTACCAAACCTTCGATAAGATTTGTCTGGTAGTTATTAGCTGAAATAAATGTTGAATTAGACATGTTATATTAAAATTTTAAATTAAACTCCAACTGAACCATCAGCTAAAGCATGTTTATTTATTCTTACGATTGCAATTTGAGTATTTGAAGCTCCAACTTCATTACCAATTTCTGGCTTTAAGTCAACCACGCGAACCTGGAAAGTTGCAGTAGTATCAAAAGTAGCTGTTAAATAAGAGCCATCTTTTTTAGCTGAAGCGTTAGGAGCTGCAATTGTAATATTAGCGTTTTTACCAATATCTGCTGCAGTCATACCAGTTACTTGAATTTCAAATAATTGATTTGGATCGTCAGCAACCATAACAACTCTTTCTTGTGAAGCTGGTCTATAACCAGAATAATCAGCATAAGGAGCTAAAGTAACAGAATCAAAACCAATAATAGAACCTAGTAATAAAGAACCACCAGAAGCAGTATCGCCACCAGTTGCTTTAACAATTGTTTTATATTGACCAGCAAGAGAAACCTTGCCATTAATATTAGTTGAACTATTAGAACCAGAAGCCAAAGACACTGGGGTTCCAATAGCGTAAGTAGAAGAGTCAGAAGTTGGAAGATAATATTCTGTTGTTCTAACTAATCCATTTTTTATCGGTTTCATACCGAAAGCTGAATAAGTATTTGCCATTGTTTTATTAATTAAATGTTAAAATAAAAAAGTCATCTATACAAGTCATCTGATAAGTCAAGCAGGAATTGTGGTGTTCAATGTCAGTAAAAAGTTAAAATAAATTGTCTTTTTTAACTCTCATTTCTAAACTATCTTCCTTAGATAGTCCATAAATTGATTTTTTTTGCCTCTCGGCATATTCTTTTTGAATCTCGATCAATTCATTATGAATTTCTTTTCTTATTCTCATAAGATAGTGTTTCCCTGGCTGTCCATCTACTGTGTAACCACCAGTAGGAATCACTTCCCAATCTTCTACCTTTTTCCAACCGACTCTCTCCATAATATGCGGATTGCATGGGCTGTCCTTGTCAGTCGAAGACCATTGATAGACATAATTTTTTTCTTTTTTATCCTCAGGGACATAAAAGCTATTCTGTGTACCAGCGGCAGTTTTTTCTGCCCTAATTCTTTTGATAAAATCCAAAGTTTGAGAGTCTAGCTCTTCTTTATTATTAACCTCTTTATCGTTAACAATTTCTTCAGTTTTATTAGAATCTTTACTATTTTTGATTTTTATTTGTTTAATGTCAAGAGTTTTATTTGTCATTTTATTTATTAATTGATTTAAAAATTATTTTGGTAATGTCGTCTAAAGACTTCCCAGCCAGAGAAACCCCCTTAAAATTACCTGCTTTTGCAGCAGAATTTATCCAAGCCTTACTAGATTCATCTAAATTATTATATGATATAGTAGGTTCTGATTTTTGATTCAGGTTTGTTTTTTGCTCTGTTCTTTCAATATTTCTAATCATTGGTTGTTGTTGTTTTTTAGGATTAAATGCATTTTCAGTTATTTTTTTTGCAGCATTCATTATATCTATTAAGGGAGCATTTGGATTTCTCTCTTTTAAGGTTAATGCCTGCTCGTCAAAAAATCTTGTAATTTCAGGGTCTCTTTTCATAACATCTACAAAAAGATTGTTTTTATAGCTAAATAATTGAATATCAGCTTGTTCATCTAAGCTATATTCTTGTTGTTTTGGCTGTTCTTTTCTATTTAGTTCTAATTTTTGAAAATCAAGATTATTTTTTTCAACTAAAAGCTTTTCATACTCTTCAAAATCTTCTTTTTCATATAGTCCTTTTTCTTTTAAATCCACCATTCTTTTATTTAGTTCCTTCTCTTGCTGGGATACTAATAACTTGCTTTGTTCTTTTACAACATTAGTTAATTTCTCAACATCTTCTTCAACTTTTGTTTTTGGTTTAATTCTGCCTTTCTTGACTAATTCTTCAAAGCCATCAAGACCATAGCCTTCTACTGGCTTTCCATTCCTATCTAAACCTTTGTAAGTTTGTGGAGGTGTGTAGCCATAATCGTCCCAAAGATATTTTTTTTCATCAGGAGTATTTTCGTAAGCTTCTTGTTTTACTTTTTGCTTTTCTTTTCTTGAAAGCTCTTGAAAATCAATTTTACCTTCTTCAATATCTTGCCAAGTAGGTTCAGAATTTTCTTCAAAGTCTGTATTATTAATTGTATTTTCATTATTTTTGTTATTTTCATTATCATTTGGTAACTCCTGTTTAGATTGCTCTGTATTTTCTGTTAAGTTTTCGTTTTCTAAAGTCATGTTTAATTTATAATTATGTTAATTTCACTTTTTTTTACTACTTTAAAGTAAAGTAATTCCTCACCAATTTCATAAGGCATTATTTCCCCCACAAATGGATCACAATACACAACATCACCGATTTGTAAAGGTTTGTGTATTTCTTTATCTTCTAAAATAAAATCTAAAACATACCCAAACTGCCTTGAGTAAACTTCGTCTTTCCCTACCCAACTTTCACCTTTAGCAGAAACGATTTTACTTTTTCTACACTTTCCAATATACAATATAATTGTATTGGTTTTGAATAATGAAATAGGGCAATTTTTTACCTTTTCATCAACTTTTAACACTTCTAAAGCGGTTTTTTTATCTAGCATACTATTTAATTAAATTATTTAAAAAAGCTATTAGTTCTTCCTTTTCTTCATCATTAAGCTCTTCCTTCTTTGCAAGGTTAGACGCTCTTAATAAATCATCATAGGTAGTTCTAAATTCTCTAATCTGGTTGAATACAGCAATCTCGGCGGGAGTTCTATCTAAATTTCCATCAAATACAGCTTTTGAAACTATTGCGACAGCTTCCTGCATGCAATAATCTTCTTTTTGCTCTAAGTATCTTACATAATGTTTAGTAAGTGGACTATTAAGCCACTGTACTATCGTCTGCAATTGTTTGTCCTGTGTCATTATTTAAGTCAGTTTGTTGTTTTGATAAAGATTCAACTTCCATTTTAATTCTTTCCAAGGAAGCTTTCTCTTGTTGAGAGATAGCATCTGAAATATTTTTAATGGCTTGACTTTCTTTAACTTTAATTTCCGACATCATTAAATTTAATTTATCGGCTTTTTCTTCAATGTCAGCAGCAGCTTTTATAGAAGCTGTCTGACTGTCAATTATTTTAGCATCAGCTTTTTTACTTTCTGATTGAGCTAAAATCATATCTGCTTGCGGAGTTGGCTCTGGAACTTGCATAATATTATTTAATTCCGGCATTCCTAGAGATTCATTTCTTTTCTTCCTTAATTCAAAACCATCATAAAAAGGATCTTGCAACAAAGACTCATATACTTGAGCCTTAGCCATTTTTTGAGATTTAGTAATGTTTGAAGCGTCTGTCAATAGTACAATTTCTATTTCATCATTATCAAAATCATCTGCAGGATAAACCTCCTCTGGCTTCGTGTTAGTTATTTTATGATATAATTCTCTATTGTAATAAAGAGAATTTAATCTTCTTCTGACTTTAATTTCTTCTATAAAGCTCTCATTAAGTAATTTAAATATAGAGTTCTCTATTGAGACTGCATTTTCTGTTAAACCTAAAAAAGTAGTAGGAGCCATGTTAGCTTGCACATTTCCCGTAAGTACATCTCTTAATAATCCAATATCCTTACCTGCCCCTATCATATTTTCTAATAACGCTAGCATTACTGGCGAAGGTTCTGGAATCGGGGGGGTAAAGAACTTATCTGCAATATTCCCGCCACCTAAAGCAATAACTTTTTTAAATTCACCCATCTTTAGAGTCAATCCGCCACCTCTAACATTTAAATCATTAGCAACAAATCCGCCTCCTTTAATTTTAAGGTGCATTGAGTCTATCAATTGATTTATAGAAGTGTTTATAGAAGAGTTAATGTTTTTTAAGAAATAAGGTAAACCCAATCCAAAAAACGAGCCATCAAAGGACGGCATGCATCTATAAGCAATAAGATTTACAATTCTATCTATATTATAAATAGAGCCGTCTATTTCCTGTATCCCAAATTCATCAAAATCAGTAGTTATCCTTACTACTCGTTGATTTCCTACATCAATAATAACATTATATGGTTCTTTATAACCATCTCCGTCCAAATCAATAAATGTGTGTTGCTCGATAAATTTATATCTATCTGCATTTACATCCTCATCATCTAATCTTATAGAAGAGTCACTGTCCTGTGCTAATAAAAGGTTAGATTCATAATCGTAATCTACAAATAGATTGCGATTAATATTAGCTTGAATCTCATTTTTAGATAAAAAGAATTCTTCTGTATATATACTATCTTCTAAAGAAGTGATGCTTTTATTAACTATAATTTTGTCTGGAAATATTAACTTACTATAGTTCTTGTTTTTAACCGCATCATATCCCTCTTTTCTATACATAGTACCCAAAGAGATAACACCATATAGCAACTGGATAGTTTCTTGCTTCCAGTTTGGCATTAATTGTTTGACTTGATAGTTCATAGCTAAAGCTACTCTCTGGGAAGATTTAGTCTTTTCACCTATATTTATTTTTTCCACTTGCCCCGTTTGCTCATTTATGATAGGTTCACCATTTAAAGTTTTTTCTTCTCCGTTATCATCACCAACAATTTTTCCTTTGTAAATATCATCATCTGGAAAAAAGGCATTAAAAGCTTTAGAGGCTAGATTGATTACAGCATTAGAGCATAAAGGGAACACAACATCAGAAGCTCCATCAAAAGGCTTATCTCTATTAGAAATCATGCAGACAGCTTGAATATCTTTTTTCCAAGAAGCTATATTATCCTCCATACTAGATAAAGAAGTATTATATTCAAGTAACGCATCTTGTTTTATCTGATCTAGCCTATCATCAGTTAATTCAAAAGCTACATTTTCTAAAGTTGTATATTTTTGTAATTTTTCTAGTTTTTTCATGTACAATATTTTTAAACTTGCTATAAAGTAATACTAAAAATTTAATTGTCAATAGCCAGTTATTAAATCTCCTTGTCTA